ATTTTAACAAAAAGCTGTATTGCTTTTGTAGCCGTTAATTTTTTGACGCTTACACTGCATCAAGCATTAATTTAGTTGACAATTTTGTTGATGTTTTATTTAAATCAGCTGATTCAGTTAGAGCTTCTTTAACCTCTGGAGTTTCAACTGCTTGTTTTTCTATCATTACTAATCTTTCTTCTTCACTTGCTGAATCAAAATTAGGTTCTTTTTCTATCATCAAAGTTCTAAGCTTTAAAAATGCTCTTTGTTTATCTTTTTCGATTTCTTGGACTTCACCAATTACATCTATAATTTCATCTACCATTCCTAATTTATTTAAAATTCTAATTATCTCGAATCCATTTGCTGTTGTTATTACTAAATTGTTATTTTCCATACTAAATTACCTCTTTCATCAAAAAAATAAGAGAAGTAATTTAATACTTCTCTCTTAAAATACTAGCCAATTAAGTCAGCTACTGTTTTAGGTGTAATCATCTTACATGGTACATCATTTAATGCATCCATTGAATATGCCGCTTCAAATGTGAATTTAATAGCTGCATTATTCTTATCTTTACACTCAAATTGAATACCGTCAGCATTATAAGTATTCTTTACTAATATTGCTACTGGGTCTGGATTGTTTTTCAATCTACCTACTATAACTAAGTCTTTATAACTTGCTGTAGATAAACTTGATTGTGGAGTATATACAATGTATTTATCAGTATCTGTTGGTGTTGATTTAGTCATTAATGATGCAGTTAAAACTTTCTCATTAAAATCTATACAAGAACCAGATACACTAATATCCCAGCCTGTAATTTCCTCCATGTTCATAACTTTTTTATCTTCTTTACCAGCGAAATCATAGTCTGTAATCTTTGGCTTGGCTGAAAACTTTATAGAATCTTTTCCTAATCCTAATTTATCTGCATCAGTTAAACTCTCAACTAATGTTTGCATATTAGTATCATTAAATGTTCCATAATATAATACTGCATTACCAATTACCATATTTACTAATTTAGGCATTTATATCATTCCTTTCGTTATCAATACTTCTTAATAGTGTATTGTAATACTACGTTGAACTTATCGTTGTCATAATAACTTGTTAGGTACACGTTGTTCCTCACAATCCAATAATATTCAATAGTAGTTTGATTTAAAATTTTATCAAGGTCTTTTGCCTTGGCTTGGATAGCTATTTTATTCTTAGTTAATCCGCATATACGGACTTCTAAGGATATATCATTACTTTCAGTTTCATCAGTAATTGAATCACCAACTCGTACTTGAATTGCGTTGCCTTTGATATAATCAAAGGTACTGCTTATAGTATCAACACCTGTTGGGATTAATTGAAAGATTTTTACTTGAATACTGGTTAAATCTAGCTCCATTCTCCCATCACTCCCTTCAAGCCCTCACCTACAGCATTTGCTATATTATCTTTCTTCTCAGTTAATGTCTTTCTTAAATAAGACTTATCTTCAAATTCAACTTTAGTAGCATAAGGCAAGTCTGAACCAATAGTTATTTTATTGTTCTTTATATTACATTTAATAGATTTTTTTAATGCTCCTGTATCAACTGGTGTGTTTTTTCTAACATTTTCTACTAATTCATCACCAATTTTCTTTAGAACATTATTGTCTAAATTTTCTAGGTTTTTGATTAAGTCTGGTATATGATTTTCTAATTTAAAACTCATACGGTTATCACCTCTTCATCAGATGATTTGATTGCATAAATCTTATAATCACTCCAATCAATTACCTTTTCTACTTTATATACTTTATCTTTATATACAATGATGTCGTCTACTTTAAGTAATTCATCACAAAATACTTGAAAAGTAGCTTCAATATCCTCTCCCCATGTATATTTAATACCTTTTTCATCTATAGGCTGAATATCACAAGGTATAGGAGTAGGACTTTTAGTATAAGCATTGATTTCTTGACCTATTTCATTTCTAGTTGTAGTAAATGTTGCTAAATATATCTCTTGATTATAAAAATACCTAAATGCTCTCTTTCCAAAATTCATATGCCTTCACTCCTTAAAATAATTTGATGCATGGTTTTGGAAGGAGCAATTTAGCAGTATTGTCTATAATCGAATAATTATTATTAAATGCAACATTTCTACTACTTTCAGTCATACTGGTTATGCTCCCATCTCTGGTAACTATGTTTTCAACATTATCTGATACATGCATAACAGCTAAGTAATACTTAGACCTTATTTCATCATTGGTTAAATCAGTATTTAAGTAGTTTTTAATAGCTTCAATAGCCATTAATTCAAAAACTCCATCTTGGTTTGTATCCAATTAAATCATTCCTTTCTTTAATAATATAGTAGGGGTAGGAATGAACCCCCTACCCTATACTTACTGACTAAACAGTAGTTATTTCATAATTAAGAACTGCAATACCTTCTGGTCGAAGTGTCTTAACTCCATAGTTTACAAGACCTCTAATACCATCAGAGAATGAATCTTGTAATCTCATTGCTTCAATCTTGTCGATTTGTTTTCCATAACCGACTGCTGATTTGTGTAATGCAACAACTGTTTTAGCAGCTACGTTATTTGATTTAATAACTTGCATACCGTTAACTTCCATTCCTTGAACTACACCATTAGCTAAAACTTGAGAGTTATCAATTACTCTTGTATCTTTAGCTAAAAGATTAACAAATTCAGAAGGAGCAATAACGAATCTACCTACTTCTGGAACGTCATTATTATCTAATTTAGTTCCAAGGTCTACGATAAAGTCATATGCTTCACTTGCAGTTGTTACTGACTTCTTAGTTGTAGCTGAACCAATAACATTAGCAGCTTTAGCATGAGATGCAGCTTCTGCTAAGATAGCTGTATCAATGTTTTTCTTAATACTATAAGCCATCTCATTAGTTAATGGTAACATTACATCACCAGCTGCTTGAGCTTTATCTACATCATCTACGCTGAATGCGAAGTATTTAGACTTATCAAACAATAATTCAACTGCTGCTGTGTTAGCACCTTCGAAAGTAACTGAACCAGAATAATCTTGAAGTCCATTAGTTAAAGATGCAGTATTAAATATTGCTTTTGCACCATCTACTCTGCTTGGCTTCTTAGTGATTATATCTGCTACAGAAATTCCTTTGTAAGATTCAAGGATTGCTGTTTCCCATAATGATTGTTTATAACTTGCTATAGACATATTTATCTACCTCTTTTATTCTAATTATTTGTCCTATATTCTTGGACATTCTTGTTCTTTAACGTCTGCAATTACAAAAAGACCAATAAAAAACCAGTTATGCAAGTTGTATATCATTTCAAACTTCATACTCTGGTCTTAGTAAGTTGCTATTTAACTTTCTTGGGCTTGATATTGTGAAAGTAATGCTGGGTTTTCAGTTACTTGTTCCCATGTTATCTTTCCAACAGCTCCAGTTTGAGTTGGAGGAACTTGTGCTCCACCTTGGTTTAATTTTGCTTTAACTTGAGTATCAATAGATGTGCTCAAGATTGAGCTTATCTTCTCAATGTTAGCAGTAGTTGTTTCTTCATCATTAGCTAATACAAAATCAATTAAACCAGCATCTAAGCCTTTTTCATTTAAAGTCTTAGCATATTTGCTGGATAATTCAGCTCTTGTTTTCTCAGCTTTCATATTTTCTAATTGCTTTTCTAATTCTTCTAACTTAATTTGTTCTGGTGTTTTACCTTCATTAGATTTAGCTTTTAATGCTTCTTCTATCTTTTTAGGTAGAGTATTTGCTTCATAAGTAGAAATGCCTTTTGAAACTGCTCTATCCTTTTCAGCACCATAGAATCCTTTTACTAAATCATTCTTAGTTATTAATTCCTTAAAGGCCTCGAGGGAATCAATAGGCTTAGTAAATCCTAAATTTAGTATTTCTGCATCTATATCAGCAGTATCTTCTATTGCACTTAATTTTTCTAATAATTCACTTTTTAACATTGTAATCTTCCTTTCGCCCTACATAGTATTTTAATCCTATGCAGTTCTTAAAATTTATTGTTTATTTTAACAGGCTCAAGTTTGAGCTGGTCTTCTTATTTAGGACTGCTCAACTTTGAGCTATCATATTTAATTCATCATATTATTATCATCCATCATTGGATTTGGTTCTATATTAGACGGGTCCAAAGTTGGACTTATCTCTTTTGGTGCTGGTGGCTCTGGATTAAGCAGTTTTTGTTCTTCAATCATCTTATCCAGTTCACCTTTAGCATCAGTTATAAAACTTAATTGAGATAATCCAGTTTGTATTGATAATTTTCCACTAAGCTGACTAATAACTTGAGCCATTGATACATCATCTTGAGGAATATTCATTGTAAATTGAATCTTCACATCTTTATAGTCATATATTTTGCTCTCTGATTGATATAAAAACATGAATAAGCATTTTAGCCTAGTTTTAATACAATCTGATAGTGCTTTTTGTTCAAGCCCTATCCTATTTCTTAATGAAATTATCCTACTTTGTAGTGCAACTCCACTTGTATTAGATTGCATTGCTTCATTATTATTTACACTTTGAGATATTTGATATATTTTATCTTCTATTGTGTCTGCTAGGCTTCTTATAAAGTCAGCTTGGATATTCTTAGTTAAAAATCTTGCATCTCCACCATCTGGCATTTGAATTATACCTTTAGATTTAATATTTTCAGCAGTTTCATCATCTAATGTTGCTCCAGAGAATAAAAGATACGCATCTCTTAAATCTCCACTCATATTTAACCAGTCGGATACGACATTCTCATAGTTATCTTGAAGATTAGCTATATCATTATATAAAGTTTCATTAGTTCCATTACCTAATCTTGCAACACCTACTGGAACTACACCAAAATAATGCGGTGTTGGTGGTGCTATTTGATTAAAAGCATCATCAAAATGGTATATAAATTTATCATCATATACATCAATATAAACTTTATTATCATCTAGTTCTTTTTTATAGAAATACATAAAGAGTTGTACATTTCCCTCAATATCGCAATATGGTATTGAATTAAGTGGACTGCATACTCTTACTTTAAATTCTCCCTGGTTTAAGTAATATATTTCATAACCTTCTCCAAAGATAAGCATATTCTTCATTAATTCAGCATCAAGGCTTCCTATTTGGTTATCCATGTGATATTCAATATCTTTAATCATGTTACTGTTGTTTGACCTTGAAATATATGTTATAGGATTACCTACAGCATAGCTGACATGCTCTGTAATGAACTTTTTAATATAATTAGTATTGGCTACTCTATTACTTCTGTCAGTCTTAGGATAGCTATTTTTAGTGTCTGTGTTACCAATATAATAGTTATACATTTTTGTATACATGAACTTAGATATATTAAATTGGTCATATAATTTCATTGCTATCGGTTTATTAAAAATCATCTAATCACTCCTTTCTCATAGTCCTAATTTACTTTTATCAAATAGGGTTACTTTACCTATAACTTTTATAGCTTCAAGTCTTTTTGCACATTCAGCAGTAATATCTACAGCATCATCATGTGTTGAATATTTTTGTCCTTGGAAATCAAGGATGTTATCAGTAAAGTCTTGGTTATTATCTACAAATATGATTTGACCGTTATTTACTGAATCAATTATGGTGCTTATCTTTTCATCTTTACTAGAACGTTGCATTTCATTAATAAATTCAATGGTTCTATTCTTAAATGCTGAATTATCGCTCATTAATTCTTTAATTTTAATTACATCAGCACCTTGGAAGGTGTTTTTCTCTATATATACATGAGTTATTTCTGGATACAATAATAAAAGCTCAACTACTTTGCTACAATAAGCATTGAAGTTGAGCTTTTCCATTATTAATTCTCTCATATATTTAAATCCATTAGTTGCAGTTGAACCTACAACCATACCAGTATAGTCTGATTTTTTATTTGTTGTGGATGCTGGGTCAACACAAAGCATGGTTTTAGTGAAGGTATGTTCTTCTATTTCTTCTTTAGATTGAGTTCTAACTGATTTAAACCATCTCTCACCAATTGATGATGCATCATTCATAAGTTCACTCATAAAAGATGCTCTATTTTCCCAATAAGGAATAGCTAAATCATTGAAACAATCCCACTTTTCTTCCCATAATACAGGAAAATGCATTTCATCTTTGTGTTTTTCATAGAATAACCTTGCAGTTTCTTTAGAATCTTCGTCTTTAGGGTTAAAATACAGCTTTTTGCACTTAATCCATAGGTCAGAATCAAATATATCATCTACTGATTGGTCTAGTTCTAATAATATTGCTCTTTTGATGATAGTTTTATAATCATTGTTACGAGATAATCTACTAGCCAGGCAATCAATATGCAATGTAGTACCTATAGCTATGATTTTAGTAGCTGATTTTATCTTTTTACCATTTCTATATACTGCTTTGTCTCCTACTTGCTCTATCTCTTTGGTCCAGCGGTTGTATTTCTTATCTCTAGCATCTTCGGTTAAAATATCGACTTCTGATTGATAATCGTCAGCGATAACTACTGTTGGTCTTATTCCTTTAAAGTTAGCACCTCTGACACTTGATGCAGAACCTACAGCTCTTATATACATGCCGTTAGTGAACTCAATTTCATTTGCATTAACTTTAAAGTTACGATTATCTATTAATAATCCAAAGTTTTGTATGACGAAGCTGTTTTCTTTAAATACTTTCTTAATGGTATCCACAAATTGAACTGCATCATCATCTTTCTTAGCACCTATGAGGGTGAATTTAGATTTTTGATAACATACAAGCCAAATAGATACAGCTAAATCAAATATTGTTGTTTTACTATATCCACGTGGGCATATTATATTAACTTTATCATATACATCTTCAACAAAAGCTTTATTTGCTAGCTCCCATAAGTCATAATGACCTGGAGACAATAATCTTGCTTCATTTGTATCTTTTACTACAAAAATATCTGACAAGAAATATAAACAAAAAAATTCAATGTCATTCTTTCCAAGTGCTCTAGATAATTTATTTAAATCACTACTATTCTTCTTAATGAGTGATACAGCGGTTACATTATCATATAAATTGGTGAGGTATTTTTTAAGTATATACAATTGATACTTGGTATCTGAGTCAAAAGTTTTATTATCGTAATATATCAAACTATATCACTCCTTTCTAAATTAGTAATCATGGTAAATGTGTAACACTTTTTAAAGCGTTGCATATATTAAATTATCAATTAATTTAACGAGGTAAATTTAATATATGGAAATAACAAAAAGAGATGAAAAGATTTATAAATTTATTGAAAAGCATGGCTTTGCTACAGTGAAACAAATAACTAATGTATTTTTTAATGATATTTTATATGGAAGCACTTTAGCTAAAAGACGATTAGACTGTCTGATTGAGCATGGGTATGTAAAATCTGATAAATCTACCAACTGTGAACAAAATATATTCTATTCAGATGATAAATTTAAAAAACAAACATTTCATAATATACTGGTGATGGATATATATACTGAGTTTTTAAAAATTGATGATTTGGATGTTTTGAATTTTGAAAGAAACAAAGGATTTGGAAACAATAAGATATATTCGGATGCATTTATAACTGTTAAATATGACAGCTTTGATAAAACAATAATTCAAAGTTTTATTATTGAGGTAGAAACTTCTAACAATAATTATCGAAATACACTAAGTAAATATAATGATGTTGATGTTTATAACGATATTGTATCTTTATGTGATGGATATGGAGCAGCTTTAGTTTTTGTGGACCCAATCAAACATAGTATGGATAATATAAAATGTCCCTGGCCAGTAATTCAACTAAATGAGAATCTAACAAACTTTCCATTGATATTTGCTTCTACTGATTAGTCTAGAAGTTAAGGATAAGCTATACTCTCTGCGACCTTATTAGCATAAGCTCTTGAGAGTATAGCAATCGGGTTGAAATGGATTAATATAATTATTAAGGTTTTTTCCTCGATAAAAGGATAATATATTAACTAATACTAGAAATGATTTATAGATGCAGATTTTGAAAAATACTAAGAAATTCTATGGGGACTTCCGCATGGATTTTTTTATTTATAGAATTTAGAATGTACCGCCCTCTTCATCAAAATAATATCACCATCACTCTTTATGGTATTTCTCTACGGGGGCTGTTCTCTTATATATTAATATCAATAAACAATTTCTTCTTATTCTTTTATTGCTTAGTGATTATTTATTTATATTAGTATATATAGTTAGTAATGCATTAGGGTCTTATCTCTTATAGTAGATGCTATAGGATTAATAGATGGTGCTTCTTCCTCTACTCTTATACTCATAGTAATAGTCTTATAGTTAGTATGACTAATAAGGACTTACCTCTTCTTATTGTTAGTATCTTTAGTATGACTTATATAATATAAACATCATCATCCTCTTCATCTATATAATCATAGTCAATTACGACTTAGATATATAGCATAGACTTATAGATACTACTTATATAATAGCACTTCGATTCTAAGCATCTTTAGGATTTGAACTCAATGATATACTCATAAGTAGTTGATTATATAATACTTGAATTATTATGGGCTATATATATAATAAGGGGTATTATATCTAGCCCTCTCCAATTATGGTGGGGGATATCTTATATATACAATTATGTAGAGGGACTTATAATAGGTGCAGATGCTGCTGTTATTATATATGCAATATCATTAAGTCATTATCGACTATATATAATAGTAGTTAATATAATAAGACTACATCTTTAGGACCTATTATACATATAGGGGGTATAAATAGTTCACTCTTTCACTAGGGAAAAACATAGTGAATGTTAGTTATAGCCCCATTCTTATTTTTGGCTACTTTCTTAATTAGCCTTTCTTTTAGGTAATTTAACTATATTATCATCTAAATCATCTATATTATCATTATCTTCTAATTCTTTAAGCATAGAATCTATATCTTCAACAGCATTCTCTGATGATGTTGGTGATGTTGATTCTATTCTTGTAGTAGCTTTTCCTATTGTGTGGTCCAGCATATACTGCAAGCATTGGGCCCTTAGCTTCTCATCTTTACTTGTTAGTGCTATCTTAGCTAATTCATTAATATAAACCTCAGAAGATGCTGTAATCTTGTCTGAGATATTCTTTCTAGAGCTTGCCAGGCCTTCGTCAATGGCGGCTTTAACCTTCTTATCCTTCAAATTATTATAAATGCTCATTCTACTACACCCAACAATCTTTGCAATGTTAGTTATAGTCTCGCCTTGGAGGTATAGCTCTACTATCCTCTCTTGTTTATCATTCATGCTCTCACCTCTCTCTACTATGTTTTACATATTGACATATATAAGGTATAAAAAACACCTTATTCTTTGCTATATCTTTTAGTAATTTTTATTATATTTTTGTATAATAAAAGAACCTCATACTTAATTTGTAATTGGTTCCTTTATTACTATGTATTACTTATTAACCCTTTCCCAAAGTCATAAGACCTATAATAAGTACAATTGTTCCTAAAAGTGGATGTATCGTGAAACAAAATCCAACAACAGCAATCAGAATAACCAGTTCTAATACTCCTCCTAAGCATCCTCCTGCCATTTCTCCTGCATCTACACCTAATACGACAAACAGGTAAAATCCCACTATTATTATTCCTATTACAAACAATATAAACATAGGAATCCCCCTTTCCTTATTTATAATTCCTAAGTATTATATCATATTAGTTATAATCTTACATTGTTTCCAATCAACATCTATTAGCTTCGATTATAATTACTTTTTATAGTATATTTTTCATAATAAAAGAACCCTATTTCTAGAGTTCTTGATTTTATTATTCTAAGAAAGTATTAGAATTTTCATTTTCATAATATATTTCTTCAACTTTAATATTTGTATTATTAAATATTATTTTATCTTTTGAAAATATATATGTTGTACCATTATTAGTTATCTTAGCTACACAACCTAAATAAAAGTTTTCGCTTTCAATTATAGGCATTGCAAAGAATCTAATTGTATGTGGATGCTCTCCACTATCTTGACGCACTATTTTTCTTACTGCTTCTATACAATTATCTACATCTTTGCTAGTAAACCCATAAGAAAATTCTCTATTCTCATTATCGAATTCTTCTGGAACAGCTCTTTTCTTTAATTCATCTGCATCCATTGTTAGTTCAAAAAAATCAAAGATTCCTACATCTGCATAATACCTTAATTGCATATTTTTCATATAAGTTTGAGTTTTCTCATCAAAACTTACTTTCTTATTCCCGAAGATTTCATCTATATCATCGTTAAAAGGATTAAAATCCATTTTATCACCTCCCAATAATCAATGTATATGAGGAGGAATGAATTTTTATGTTACTTATTATTTCTTATATTCCTTCTTGAATATAAATTCTTTTATTGTTTCAAATGTAATTAACATTCCTAGTCCCATGAATATTCCTTCTGCTCCTGGTATAAACCAGTTAAATATAAAATTAGAAATCATAATCCATCACTCCAAGTGTTACTTCATCACTGATTCCTTTAGTGGATTCAGATAATTGAGCTGCTTTTGCAAATATACATACAGCTTCTATTGTTTGTTCTTCTTCTGGTATTCCTAATTTAGTCATTGATTCTTTTGCTTTATTAATAAGTTCCACTACATTTTTAGTATTCATCTTGTTCCTCCAGTTATAATTAAATAACCAGCTCAGAGTTGAGCTGGTTTAAATATGCTACTCATATTTGAGGAGTTATTTTAATTTCTTAAGAATAACTTTATCTTTCCATCTTTATAATCATCACAATAGCCTTCTATATCTTGTGATTTAACTATAAATAATCTATCATCTACATTAAAATAAGATGCAACTCTATCTAATAATGTCTTTATAAAGTTAGATGCATCAAAATTTTCTTTCATTGTATATTTAGCATAGAAATATATTGGTTTAGTAAAATCTAAATTCTTAAATGCATCAAGTTCTTGTACTGGGAATTGATTTATCCATTCCATATATTTATTTGATTTAATAAATCTAGGTTGTCCAGTTATATAATCATTAGCTGCTACAAACATAGCATTATGACTAAAGCCATGTATATTTAAACTTATATATTTATCATCTGATGGTTTTTCTAATTCAAGTTCTTGTTTAAGAGCTTTAAGTTTCATTGTTTGGTGTGATTTTATTCCACCATGTTTACGATTGGCTAAAATAATAATATCATCTTTGATTTCATTAATAGTTTCTCTTAAAGATAACATCTCTGAACCTCTCATAGTAGCCATATTAGTGCTTAATTTGCTCTCTAATACGTCTATGATGATATTACATCTATTTATTCTATCGTTGTTGTCAATCCTCTTAGAAGCACATTCTGACTTACTCAATACTTTAAATTCAGCATAATCAGCTTGTACATCATTTGAATTAACAAATGAATTCCTAATTCTTCTTATACCAAACTTGGTTTCAAAACTAATAGTAGCTGGAGTTGCTGCTGCTGTTGCTACTACTCCTGTTTTTCTTAATTGTTTAAGTATAGCCTTAACTTCTTGTTTAAATTCTTTAGCAATTGGTTTCTTTGATTGAAATATTGCTTCATAAAGACCATTTTCAGTTAAAAATGTTACTTGTTTAGAAGTTTTACCTACACAGATAGTGTGTAGTTGCTTTTCATCTTCGTCTACCTTTCTTGCTACTGTATATCCATCTCTTTCTTCTAACCATTCAGCTACATCTTTAGATAAGAATAATGGTTCTTCTATTGAACCATAGATTTTGAATTGTTTGTTTAGTATTGATTGTTGGTTGATAATTTGTAATTGTTGCATTTTGTATACCTTCTTTTGAATAAAAAATAAGAGTAGGTTTTTCCTACTCTTAGGTCTATCCGTGCAAGGAGTTATGAAGTAGCATCACTTCACTATGTACGTGCAAAATAGACTGACAAAATGGCAAAAGTCAGTCTATAATGCTTAAAAAGGAGGAATTCTTTTATCTTTTGTTTATATAAATGCACCTACAACTGGAGATTGATAAAAGATGCACTTATATCAGCAAAAGATGCTGATAAGATAAATAATTGACCACCTCCTGGAGCTATAATTGTTGTTATAGCTCCTAATTTATTAAACATAAGTAATTATTTATATATATTTACCACAATATCTAATTAAAACGAAGGTAGTTCATCTAAATAAGGTGATACCACTTCTTTTAGGACCTTAATGAATGCTGCTGCATCCTCATTATTGGGTATATCTATTAAATCCAAATGGTTTATGCAGATAAAATTGGAATTTAATAATGTTCCATAACCACATTTCTTCTTGAATTCTTTACCAAGTGTTAATCTTGGTACTTTAAAGTATTTAACTAAGTCACCAAAGTTTATAAAATTGGTCTTAGCACATCTTTTTGTATGAATTAAATAATTTTCGTCTGCAAATTCTATGATGCAGTTATTTTTGTGTTGAATTTTCATATCTAGTTCCACCTTTGTTTTATATTTAGGGAGGCAATGGCAAGTAAACCTCCCTTTTAACCTATTGGGGAATAAGTTATGTTAAAGAATTTTGAATACAACGTTTTTCTTTAACTAATGGAGTATATCCTCTCCATAAGAATCCTTATTCAAAAGCCTCTAAACTGTTGGTATCACTTGACTTAGAACGTGTTACCCTTTCGTTTTGGTAACTCAAACCATTGACAACTATTATTATGGCATGGTATGTTTAAGATTTAAACCATTGCTAAACTCAATATAAATAAGGAGAACATTATCTTTTATACTAAAAATACTAGAAAGGTTTAGATGCTATTATCTAATCTTATTCTCTGCGTTCATAAATTAGATAATAGTTATAGGTTGAATAGATGATGATATTAGAATGAGGTATTGGTAAAATTCCTCGATAAAAGGATAATATAATAAACTAAATATAAAACTCCCCCTAGCCTAAACTAGAGGGAGCTTATTATGCAGCTATTACTTTATATTTCTTTTCATATATATCAATGTCACCAGCATCATCTGCTTCAAGAACTGTTATATTTTCCTTACCTAAATTTAGTGCTTCTAAAAATATTATCTTATGTCCTTCATATAAGGCTGTTAATAATAATCTTCCATATTCAGTTAGTGAATTTCCTTTAGATGCATGAGAATAGTCTCTTGATAACCTATATATTAAAGTAGCCATTGTTTCTTTATTTATCTTTAAAGATTTAATATAATTTACTAAAGCTTCTTTAATATATCCTGTCGCCTTAAATACTTCTTCTTTAGATTCATCATCATCTGCACTTAACCATAAAGTTCTTAATGCTTTATTGTCATTTTCGACTCTATCTAGTATAGAAAGTATTTGTTTTTTATTAGCTTTAGTTCTATCAATATTTTTATTTAATAAATCTGCTAGGGGAACTGTAGTTGATTTTCGAGAAGTTCTAACTCTTTTCTTTGAATTAAGTATTTCTTCTAGGTAATCCATAGAAGTTTCTTTATATACATAATTGGTTTTATCTTCTGCTTCAATTTTGTTACCATCAGCATTTGTTTTATAATATTTCTTTCTTGTATATTCAAAGAATTTAGGTTTCTCACCTTTAGTTACCCATTTAGATTGTTTTATTGCTTCAAGTTCTTTAGATAAATTTACTGGAGATTCCTTTTTAGCACTATCAATGCAGATGCAGCTCATAACATCTAATGCACAAATTAACTCGTATAAACCGTCAACATCTTCACCTCTGCTTGTCCTATCCCAATATTCGGAATTAAGTAATTGAGATAAGTTTATTATTTTTCCAATCATACTTTGAGAATTTGAAGTTTTAATATCTAAATCAGCTTTGTCTTCTACTGTATTGTGTCTTTTAATTTTAGATTTACCAGTAAAATCGTTAGGTACTAAAAATTTACCATCATTTAGTTTTGCTTTTCTAACCAATAATTCATTATTTGTTAAAAGGACCGTATCGCTATCAAAATCTGCTCCAGATAATGTTTCTAATACATTTGCCTTTATAGAATTTATGTGAACTACATATTTAGATTTACCAAAATAAGTATTAATAAATTCATTATCTTCATTATGAGCCAATAATATGTTACCCATTGTTACGTGAGGACTTCTACAAGCTAATAAGTCTTGATTGTATTTAAATGCTGTAGAATGGATTTCCTTGCCTTGTAATTCAGATGGTGTATTATCTATATCAAATTTATTTATACTTGCTTTAAGCATTTCTGGAGCATTTCCACATAGTGTAGAATAATTTCCATTGACTAAGATATGACCTTTTTGTACATTTTCCTTGTATGAACTTATTATTTCTTTACGATAGTTTTGAAATATTTTAGTATTTGCAAAATCATCATTTAATGCAAGTAAGTTATACATCATACTTCCAGAATTATAAGCATCAAAGCTAGTTACTTTTTGGTCTATTTTATTTATTTTAATGTGGTTTCTAAATACTGCTAGATTAGTTTTTAATAGATACATATAATTCATTGTTGGCTGTAGAAGTTGCTTAACCTCATCTTTAGATAATTGAAGTGTATTTATTAATTGATAATGTGTTGAAACCATGTTATTTATGTGGTGACTTCCCTTATCATATTTTACTACTCCAAATGCTGGCTCTAATTGAGATAAATATGAGGCAAATTTATTTTCTCCTTGAAGTCCTAAATATTTAATGGATGATGGTGTTGTTATTAATTTAATATCTTTTATATCGGTTGCTACAGTCTTACCATGAAGTTGTAGAACACTTGTTATATTGTTATCTTTAAAGAATTGTTGGATATTAGTATTGAAACATGCAGATTTGAAGAATCTATTTCTAAGTAATAACATTCCTTTATCCGAATATCCATTATCATTGAATATGCTTGAATCAAGTAAGCTTTGCCCATCCCAAATACTATTTTTTATTTTAGCAACTTTAGGAGCTGTATGAAGTCTTCCATTGATTAATTCAGTAGCCATTACTTTTTCATCAAATATGCTTTCAGCATCATCTATAAGCAATATATTTTCTGGTCTCATAATTATTGTATCTATTATGCTAGATGTTGTAAGAGACATATAAGTTTCAACTTTAGCTAAATCCATTTCTACGCCCTCTTTATAATCTATATCCATGTATGACCATTCCATTAGGTCTTTATCCAAATCTTCTCTTACGAATGTGCATCTACCTTGTCTAGCTGAACCAGCACTTCTTTTAAATCTTACATAATGAACACCATCTACATCAAATCCGTCTTGATAAAGTTTTTTTCTTAATACCTTTCTATCATCTATTACTTTGCCATCCTCATCTTTTAGCGTAAGATTAAATTTAACACTTATTATTGCATTACTATATTGTTGATTGCCATTCATATAAAATGCATTTGGGTCAAGTTCATTTATTTTTATAGCTTCTAGGCTATAATCAAAATTTCCTTTGTATTTTGTGTATGAAGTAGTTTTATATCCATTGTTTTTTATAAGGTCTTTTGCTTCTAATAATAATATGTTTGTATTTTGATTTTTTAACATTTGAGATTCCCCCGCTTATGGTTAAAAGTTATAGGATTGGTTTACCTATCTGTTCATTAATTACCGGGAATCTACTCTATTTGTAACATGCATGGATAAAAATTTCCCAAAAATCTTTGAGCTTTTCGAGTGATTTTCTAGAGTAAGAAAAATCTTCTTACTCTAAAGAAATCCCGTTTATCGACCTCAAACCCTTTGAGTAAGCCAAATTTCCAATTAAATGATTAATTCACTATACCTATTGATAAAAATACCAATTTAACTCTGAATTATACTCTTCTATTTATTGAGAATAAGTTCTACTTTTTAGGTAAATCCTTATTTTTCTCCTTAAGTAAAGTAATTTCAGTTAAATCAGCTAAGAATTTATCTGTTTTTTGAAATACAAATACTTTCATCCATTTATATTTTTTATTATGATTGTTCTCAGTTCTTATGATGTTATGGCCTTTGTCCACCAATTGAAATGCTGTGGTTTTATTAAAGATTCTTTTTGTAAGCATAGTTGCCACTCCTTCTTTTTGAATATATTATTTATATTGATTTTATGGCTGCTCTCAGCCTTTTTAAGCTTGTTTTCTTCTTGTCCTAATACTTCATTCATAAATGATTCCATCTCATCTGCTACAGCCTGTGCTTGTTCTTTCATTATCTCTTCTACATCTTTATGTGGAGCATCAAGTTTTGCTATAAAGTTATGAGTTCCAGCTGGAGCTGATGCAGTTGTTGTAGTAGATGTTATACTTTCTTCTACTTTTGGAGCAACTACTGCTATTGCTGCTGTTGTACTTTCTTCTTCTTTTTTGATATATTTATCTATTTTTACATTTGCACCATTCTTAGAAAACTCGTATGATTCTTTGCAATTATGTTCTTTTCTAACTTCTTCTATGTCTTTATCAGTAGCATGTTTTATAACAATTTCTTCTGTCTTTTTTAAGTTAGTTGAATTTGTTAGAATGTTACTACAATTAAGGATTTCAATTTGTTTCTCTCTTAAATCAGCATAATCTACATCTAAAGTTGTTTTCTCAGTTTGTTTTAATACATAAATTGTGTCGTTGATGTTCTTTCTAAAATATCCAATTAATTTTCTTTGGTCATAGATAACTTTTATATCATAATTACATTTAACTAGACACTTCTCTATTTCTCCTTGAGATAAAGACGAATTTAACATTATATGATAATGCATATCACCAGTTTCAGTTTCCCAAGTCCAAGCAGCTAAAGATAAAAATGATGCAGATGCGTCTAATTTCATTAGCTTTTTTAATATTGCTTTCTTACATTCTGGTGTGACTGCACTTAAAGTTATAAAATAATTGAATTCATTGTTCTCAGCATAATCCTTAAATACATCAAATCTCTTATTTATGGTGTGAATCTTTTTATATATACGATTTGTGAAAGCTTGACCATAAACCTTAGAATAATCTATGCTCTTTCTTCCTGGATTCTCCATAGGCTTATATTTAGTTGTACAAACTTTTACTTCGTTTCCTTTTTTCTTAATTGTAGTTGTCATTGCCATAATAATTCGCCCCCATAGGTTTTTTGAAAAGATAGAACATTTTCTATGTCCTTCGATTATTAATTACCGAGCTTTTTGATGTATTGTCACACCGATTTTAAAATATTTTTGTATATTTAAAATATATTGATTAACTTTGATTAATATTCTATATAATTAATTAATAATGGTCAGAATTATTTAATATTATTTGTAATTAATTAACAAATTCATAGTATAATAATTATGAGGTGATGATGATGGATGAAAAGAAAAAAGACAGTTTAGTAAATAGACAAAGATATGCTTCAACATTTGATAAGGAGCTACTCCAGGGACTAAAGGATTTAAGCGAGAGGACTATGGTACCAACTAGTAAATTACTTGATAAAGCGTTGGAGCTGCTTCTAAAAGAATATAAAGATAAGTAGACTTGAGGAAACTTGAGTCTATTTTTTGTTCCAAATCAATTCCCACCAAACTATATATACAAGTTTTTTCTTCTAATAACATTATCACCTAGATTTGAAATCACTAAATATTTCTAGAGTTCAGAGAGTAGAAAACTAAGAAATAAAAAAAGACTACTAATTTAATAGTAATCTTAAAAGCATTAACTACAGATGCACCAGTATGAAGATATTAAAGTAGAAATTACTAAAGGGAAAAGTGGTTAAGAGATTTAATTATTATAAGGAATGTATTATTGTATATGGTATAGATAGTAGAGATAAGATATTAAGTGCAACTCCCGATAGTCATTGCATTAATTCTTATCGTATAGATTTTGATGTTTTATCTGAGAAATATCCTTCGGAATTTCCCCGATAAAAGGATAATATAAAAACTAAGTAATAGCAAAGAAGAGCTCCTAAATTAATAGCAGCTCAGATAATATTATATTTTTAATATTAATTTCATAATAATCACTACATTCCATAATATTCTTTTTGCTCTTCTTCAGTTCTACCCTCGTACCATTGTCCACTATATTTCAAACTTCCCCCAGGATTAAGAAGAGTTCCAAAACCATGATATTTATCATCATACCAATTTCCTCTATATATTATTTCTCCATTTTCATTATAAGTTGTTCCAGTTCCATTTTTCTTTCCGTAAGACCAGTTTCCATTATATCTTATTTTGTGATTCTTATTATATAAGGTACCAAATCCATGAAATTTGCCACTAGAAAAGCTCCCTTCATATGAAAATGCTTCACCATACTCATTGTCTTTCTCTTTAACCAGTTTTCCTAAGCCATCATATTTATTATTTAAAAAATCACCTTCATATACCTCATGAATATTTCTAAGGTATAGTTTTCCATGTCCACAATATCCAAGTTCATCTGAACAATATTTATCATATTCATTTTCCTTTATCCACCATAATCCGCCTATATATTTTATATCTTCATGATAAACTTTATATTTAACACTATCTATAATAATACTATGTTTGGCCTCATATAATTTATTCTGGCTTAAGTATTTTTTTTCAGTTTCAAAATCATAAATATAGCTCTCGTTCTTATACTCATATATAGTCTTTTTATCTCCATCCATTTCATATACCAAATATAAGTTTTTATCAAACCCAGAAGCATAAATAGCTCCTTTGTCTCCAATTTTATTTTTCATATAATATTGATATTCATCTAATTCAAGGTCTTCGATTATTTCCCCTATGTAAATGTATTTCCTTCCATAACTTTCAAAAAGTATCCCTTGCAATCCCATATTCTTAATTGCTGTCTTATCTAATTCCATAACTTTCATTTCTTCTATCGGCTTAAATGAATAAGCTGAATTTTCTTCCGTATAACATGTTTTAAGTTTAGAAGTTGGTCTATAGTGTTTTGCTGATAATATTTCATTTGTTAGTTTGGGAATGAGTTTATATAATTTATCTATAAATTCGTAATTTAAATATGGTTTTCTATAATCATCTTGTCTATTACTTGAGTATTCATTTGCATCTAAGTCAGCCTCGCTAGGAGCTTCAACAAAAAAATGTTTTTGATTCATATTGATTAGTTCAAATTTATTACCGCATATCTCTTTTAATGCTTGATTTATTTCATATTTATAATCGAGCCAATTTAATCCTTCCACGCTAAATACATATCCTAACCATTTGTATCTCTCTTCATTACTAGCTTTTATATTTCCCAAAATAATGCTCCCCCTTGTATTAATAAATATATAATTATATAATACATCAATTAAATTGTATTTTAAATAATAAATTTCCATAAACTGAGCAACACATAAAAATATCCCAATATGGATTACCTTAAATAAGTTCCAATCCATATTGGGCATTTATAAGAAAATTTCATGATACTAATATTATTAACTTTATGTATTTAAATATGCTGTGTAAAATATGTATTTATTTCTTCATATTTTCTAAAGGACTAAATTTAAAGTAACTCTTCCTAATATCTTCATTAGTTACATCTAAATAAGCTTGTTCAGTTACAGTTACACTTGAATGACCTAATATTTTAGATAATACAAATATATCTCCGCCGTTTAATAAAAACCTTTTAGCAAAATTATTTCTAATTTGGTGACATGTTATGCATTCATTAAGATTAGCTCTTGTACAATATTTCTTAAGATTCTTCTCAAAATTCATTAGATTGAATGTTGAACCTCTAGAACTTACAAAAAGCATCTCTGTATTATAATATCTTTCTTTATAATCCATCCATTTTCTTAAAAGAGTTTGCATGATTATACTAAAAAATACATATCTATCTTTTCTGCTTTTAGTAATATCTGCTGGAATAAATATAGCTTTCTTGTCAATAAGGACATCTTCTATTTTTAAGTTTAATGTTTCGCCTATACGCATTCCAGTATCCATGAGTAGTTGTAATATAACATAATCTCTATATTCACTAAACCTCGTCAAATCTAGTGACTTTAACAACTTATTAAAATCAAAATCCTTAATTTCGCTCTTTGGCTTTCGAGTATGCTTATAATGTTTAACATTTTGTGCCGGATTGCTTTTAATTGCTCGAATTTCAAATAAATATGTATAGAACACTTTTATGTTTCTTAAATAATTATTGACTGTCCACATACTAACTTGTTTTCCAAAATCTCTTCTTGCACTTGGATTATTATATATAGTAGTATCAGCATTAGCAACATATGAATATTTGCCCTTATCTTTTGTAAATTCTAAATATTCTTTTATATGTTTTGTAGTAATTATACATGGATTAAAAACTTTATGCTCTTCTTCCATGTATTTTGCGAATAATTTTAATGTACTTTCATAAGACTTCATGGTTTTTTTGCTTAATTCCTTATTGACACAATGAATCATGAAGTCATTAATATAGTCCTCAAAATCATGTGTTTTTTTAGTTAATTTTGCCATAAAAAAGACACCTCCTACTAAGCAACAAATAGTTGGTGTCCTTTACTTTTTAATATATATTTGTAGGTATAAAAACTTGTTTGTAGCTATGACTTTACCATTATGACATTTTCTTACAGACTATTTGGGTGTACTGTTCATAATGATAAAGGGGCTATTATGATACTTTATTCTTAAGTCTCAATTTATCTGCGATGATTGCAATAAATTCACTATTAGTAGGCTTGCCCTTATCGTTATGAACAGTATATC